GCTCTTCCGATCTCCGACCGCCAAATATTTTTTATCGACAACCGATGTGGGGGGATGCAAAAAATTTTTACTTCGGCGGAATCGTTCGACGCATTAGCGCGACACCTTCCGCCGTTAATTTATCGCTATCCCTGTCGTGCAGCTTGTTATGCGCCGCTCGACTAACTGCTATCAGGTTCCACGGCTCAAACGCATACTCTGGAAACTCATCCACCGGGTAAATGTGATGCACCAGGTCAGCCGGTACAGATTTTCCGTATCGTTTGGACAGCTGGCACCTATACCCGTCACGCCTCATTACCTGTGCGCGTAAACGTTCCCAACGCCTCGCCTTGTAGTCAAACATAGATCACACCTACCCTCACCATCTCCCCCGTTCGTCGTGCTCGGCGCTGGACTTGCACCAACCATAGGGGCTACACCCCGCCGCGCATGTGGGGCAAGGCCCCCCGGCCCTGCCCCGGTAAAGGAATGGAGGAGATAGAAATGGAAGAATCCCACGAGACTGCACACTATGGAACCCGTGTATATTATACCATACTGTGAACGGTAAACAAAATCTCATGTACCAAACTATTGAATTAGTTTAGCATCCCGTGGCCCATCATGCCCGCCCGTGAACCAGGTTGAACCAGGCCGCCCCGATACACCAACCAATGCACCAACCCGTACACCAACTCATACACCAACTCAGCCCAGCCCTTCCCGCCCACGCCGGACCAGTTGGAACAAAACGGACGAAAGACACAAGGGTTTCTTATAAACCCCTATATAAGGCTGTATATTAGTCTATATCCGTACTATATACCCTATTTACCTATTTAATTATTTATTTGTTCCTATTGTTCCTATTGTTACAGTAGTAGCTAAAACCGTTGGCGCTCAATGGTTTGAGCGGGACTTGGACTGGAACACGGAACACGGAACGGGGCACCAAAGGGACAAGGCTGGTGTTCCGCTCAGGCCCGGTCTGGAACAATGAAAAATGAACAGGGACAGACCCGGCTTGTTCCAGGCTCTTGTCCCTGTTCCGTGTTCCACTTTTCGACCCTGTTTCATGCGCCCACAATGGGGCGCTTCCATTTTAATTCGCTGGCAGGGATACGGTATTTTTTCTGCTCACCGAACGACCGGTTGAAATACGCTTGTACCCCGTCCGGGTGCGTGAAGATGTCATCGCCGTTTAGGACGATACCATAGTAAATGATATAACCATTATGTCCAGGGATTCTGTGATAGGTTGCGTTCTCTGTTTCTACTTCACAGAATCCTCTAGTACCGTGTTCGTAGGTAGGGACATAGACTTTCATAGTGTCATTCCTTTCTGCCCTGCTGGGCTGTTACCGGCTCAGGGCCTCACAGATAAAAGATCTTCGCCGGTCCGGGACGTAAACGAAAATGGTAACGTCACGCTCTCTGTCTCTCATATCGTTGGAGCAGATTTCGCACTTGACCGTGATGAAGTCAATCGCACCCTCTGTCTCATGGTAGCCGTAGCCGGTGAGTCTGGAATCCTTGCCGTCGCGTTTCTGCGCGAACTTCTCAACCTTCTTAATCTCGCTTCTCAGCAGCCCTTCAAACTTTTTCATAGTGTCCTTCCTTTCTGGCCGGGCTTGTGACCGGCCTGCCGCATTACCGGGGCCGTGGCCCCGTCACTCTGCGTTTCATCTTTCTTGTATTTCTATAATACACTCGTGCCATTGTCCGGCAATAATTGCCCTTGCTCCGCGTTCGTTTCTCGCTCCACCAACGGGCGTTTTATGTACGATATTACCTTTTTCATCTCTTAACACTTTGTAAACTCTGTAAATTTTCATAGCTATCTTCCTTTCCGCCCTGGTGGGCCGTCACTCTGCGTTTTAGGCCAGCGTTTCCGCATAGGCTTTTGCGGCCTTGAGGGTGTCGAACTTTTCAATCACGCTTCCCTTGTGTGTTGTCAGCACCCATGCGCCTTTCCGTTTGGCGAAGCTGTGATTTTCGATTCTTAGATGCTCGGCAATCGCAACGTAATCATGCGGCATAAGGCTGTTGCATCCTCTTTTTGCGCGTTCTCCGGTCTTTTGATCTACTTTAACCCACTTAATCATAGCCATCTTCCTGGGCAGGGTGATGACCTTAGCCTCGGCTTTGGCTTCTTCGGTGGGTTCCTGGACTTCGGGCATCTCTTCCTTGTCTGCGCTCAGGACGGGGCACATGGAGTAGCGGCCCAGGGGGAAGATGCTTTCAGCGTCGCTGTATTCGGAAACCTGGGCGTTTACACGGCAAGTCTTGGTTTCCGTGCCGTCGCTGATGGTGATGGTCTTTGCAGTGCGCTTGGTAACGGTGTAGGTCCAAACACAGTTACGGTCGCAAGGGCTTGTCATGGTATAGGTTTTTCCAATCTCAAACTTCTTCATTTTGGTTTCATCCTTTCCGCCCTGCCGGGCTGTCCGTCTCTCTTACTGTACTTACATTGTACACCAGCTTGTACAATAATGCAATAGACGCATTGTACAAATTCTTGTACTATTTCCTGTGCGTTTTGACAGAGATTTGACAGGCTAATATCTCCTAAAACGTGCTAGAATATGCTAAAATCCGTACCCCGAAGCCTAGCTTCATGGCATGCAAAAATCCCGTGAAACCATTGGCGTTCAACGGTTTCACGGGATTTGATGTACCCATTTATCAGATTTTTACCCCCACCTGCCAGAGGTGGAAGAAACCGTTGAATTTATTCGTCTTTTGGGCCACTGACCGGATTTTGACACAAATACCTGTTGAGCCTGTCAGCGGTAGCCTGCTTGCGGCTTAGCCTGATGTGGGTGTATATGTTCATCGTGGTTCTTATATCGGAGTGTCCTAACAGCGTTTGCATTTCCTTTACCCCGACACCCGCATCATATAGCACGGTTGCGTAGAAATGCCTCAGCTGGTGGGTAGTTACCGCCGTACCCTGGCCCCGTGTGCCTACGCCTACCGATATGCACCACTTCCGCCACGCGCTCTTAAATTGGCTCAGGCGTAACAGTTCACCATCCGGCCCCGGAAATACTAAGCCCTGTTTCCGGTCTCCTAGCAAGGCGTCTAGCGGGGCGGGGATAACTACGTCTCGTACTCCCTGCGCCGTTTTGGGCGGCTTGGTGTGCGGGGCTTCACCGATAAACTGCACGGCCCGCCGAACGTGTATCACTCCCGCGGCCTGGTCAATATCGTCCCATTGGAGGGCTAGTATCTCTCCCCGGCGCATGCCTGTATACCCTTCCAGCGCCGCGAACAAACCGAACGGCAGGCGAAACCCTGCCCCGATCATTGCTAATTGCTCAGGCGTGGGCGGCTCTCTGGTCCCAGCTGGTAGGCCCTTGGGCATTTTGGATTGCCGGGCCACGTTGTACCGCACTAGCCTTTTTCCGATTGCGTAGTCCCATGTCTGAGTTAGTACATCGCGCCGCCGTTGGACAGTCCAACGGGTGTATCCACGGGCCGCGATAGCCTGTAAGAATTCCGTGATCTCATCCGGGTATATGTCCCCGATCTCCCGGCCCTGAAACCACTGTAACACGTCCCGCACGGCGGGCGCATAGTTTCCCCACGATGTGGCCTCTACCTCGTCCCTGTGCCGTTCTGCCCACTGCTCGACGATGGTACACAGCTGTACAGCTTGCGCCTGCTCCTGCTCTCGCTCCACGCTCCATGCAGCTAGTTTCCGTTGCACCTCGCGCTGTGTCCGCCCGTAAAAGTATTTGGGCTTCTCCATACCAGGCAGTTTGATTTGCTCCTGCCAACGCCCGTCTTTCCGTTTTATCATGTTCTCACCCCTAAAATAAACAAAATTGTTAGGTTTTGTTTGCTAAAAGTTCGTTTTTTCCCTGCTTCTCCAATAATTCGGCATAGTACACCAACAAAAAAGCCGCCTTTTTGTTGGTGTGGAGTGATATACTGGCCTCACCGCATAAGATGGAAACGGAGGTAAATAATGGATGATAGGCAAACCCTGCGCGCTATTTTGCACATGCTGGGCACCCTAAACAGTAAGCAGTTACGCCTGGTATACCTGTTCCTGCGCGGCCTGTCCGCACAGTAAGAAGACACCCCGGCCCCGTGATAGGGCCGGGGCTTTTCTTTACCCTTTTAGTTCATCCAGCAGCTTGCGGGCTACCTGTTCCAGCATGGCCCACTCTGATTCATCCAGCCGGGACAGCGCAGCTAATAGCCGCTGCTTGAAATCGTCACGGGCCAGCACATGGCCGAAAAACTCCGCAAGCTCTTCGTCGCGGGTCTTCTCGACAAACATCGGACCGGTACCATTGCGTAACCATTCCTCGGATACGTCAAACTCGCGGCAAATGTCCGCAATGGTTCGATCACTTGGGACACGTTCGCCCTTTTCCAGCATCCAAACATAGTTTCTGGAAAGGCCGCCGATTCTAGCCCCGAACGCCTCTTGCGTTAGGTTATTCGTTTTGCGGGTCTGTGCTATTCGTTCGCTCAGTTTTTCCAAACTCTCACCCCTTTCCCTTGGGTACACATATATAATAGCACGACTCTCTAACTGTGTCAACTTTTATTTCAAAAAATTTTGTTCTGGGGGTTGACATAGTTAGCCACTTGTGTTATTATAGTCTCACAGAGTTAGCAAGGGGGGGTGAACAACGATGACAGATGCTGAGCGTCGAATCGCTGAGAGTTTGGCTACGGCGCTTGAGCTGTTGCCCGACAGCAAGAAAGAGTTTCTGCTGGGCTACGCTGAGGGCGTCGCGGCTATGGCCGCACGGAGGGAGGCAGACAATGGCACTGGAATTACCCGGTTACCGGGAGAATCTAGCTGACCTGTTGGAGTTTTTCGATGGGAAACGCATCCTGACCATCACCGACGTTTGCCGGTACACCGGGCATGATAGACGGTGGGTGAAGGTACACCTGGACATTAAACCCCGCGCGGGTGTGTCTGTGCCCACACTGGCCCGGAAGCTGGCCGAATTATAAGGGAGGAAATACCAATGACTGCAACACAGATTCGACAGTTCCACGACCTCGACCTGTTCGTGGACATGCTGGCCGCGGACAAGGCTCACATCGACCGGGCCAAGGCCAAGGCCCAGGCCGTCAGGCAGGCCCAGGAGCAGGCCCGCAAGGACAGACAGCGCCGGGCCGCTGAGCAGGCCCGCGTCACCCGCCGGATGGAGGTTACGGCCAGCTCCACCGTTGCCCTGTCCGGCGTGTGGGTGTTCCTGGCCGCATGGCTGGCATGAGAGGTAGAACCACATGAAAGACTGTATAGAAAGGGTTTTTCAACGGCTGCGCGGATACTGCGCTAAAAAGTCCGATTGCGACAGTTGCCGTTTCGCTAATAACGACGGGGAGTGTATCTTGTTCGTCACTGTCCCCTGTGACTGGAAGATGCCGGGGGAAAGTGAGGGAGACAATGGCTGAGTACATTGACCGGGAAGCGCTGAAAAAGATGTTGTCGACCGAAAAATTTTGTGCCACCTGTCCCGGACTTGATGAACCAGGCGCGGGGTGTGCCGAATGTGTTGCCGATTACATCGAAAGTTTACCCGCCGTCGCCGATGTGGCCCCCATAGCCCGTGGGCATTGGGAGAGGGACCGAGACACGATCAAATGCTCGGAGTGCGGTTTTGGGATGTTCCCGATTCGTCCCGCGTTCCGGGATGGCGATTGCATACCTTATTCCGGGGTCCCGAATCATTGCCCTGACTGCGGCGTAAGAATGGAGGTAGAACCATATGAACAACCTGAATCTCACTATTGAGCTGTGCGCGGAAGACCGCGCCCGCCTGGACGCGATTCTTGCGGCCCTGCAAGCCGTTGGAACACCGTTCAACCCGCCCGAACTCGCCCAGACCGTCGAGACGGCCCCAGAGACGCACGACGCGCCCGCACCTGTAACCAGTGGCCCTGAGACGGAACAGCCCGCACAGGACACGCAGGACGGCGCAGAGACGCAACACGCCACGCATGGCATGGTGCAGGACCTGGTAATCACTTTGGCCTCGCAGGGCCACAAGGCAGAGGCCCGCGAGATCGTCCAGCGATACGCCCCGCGTGTCTCAGCTATCCCGGACGCTGACCTTGACGCAGTGTTTACCGCGCTCGATGCAGTCCGCCGGGCGCATGAGGGGGAGAACTGACATGGGACACGCAGACCGGGCACATGCCTTTCTTTCCGCGTCCAGCGCTCACCGGTGGCTGAACTGCACCCCGTCCGCTGTGGCCGCTGAGTTGTACCCCCGCGAGAGTAGCGAGTTTGCCGCTGAGGGCACTCTGGCCCATGAGGTGGCGGAGGCCGTTGCACGAGGCATCCCCCCGGAGGATAACCCTGAAATTACCCAGGAGATGCTAGACTGTGCCGCTGGGTACAAGGGATACATCCGGGAGCAGACCAACGGGGAGGATTACCACCTGCTGCTAGAGCAGAGAGTGGATTTTTCCGACTGGGTCCCCGGCGGGTTTGGTACCTGCGACTGTATCCTGTTGCAGGATGACGTCATGGACGTCATCGACTATAAGTTTGGCAGAGGCGTGGCCGTTAATGCCTATCTTAACCCACAGCTCATGCTGTACGGCCTGGGCGCGTTGAACGACTACGGCCTAGCCGTGGACGTGCAGACCGTTCGGCTGCATATCTATCAGCCCAGGATTAACAATGTCAGCGTGTGTGAGGTACCCACCCAAGACCTGCTCAAATGGGCGGACAGTGTGCGAGAGATTGCCGCGGTTGCCGCCACGGGCGGCGGGGAGTACCGCGCCGGTGACTGGTGCAAATTCTGTCCCCACGCAGGAGATTGCCGGGAACTGACCCAGACCTGTACCCGTCTGGTGGACGGGTACAACGTGGAGGTCCCGGTCCTGGCCCCGCATGAGGTGGCCCAAATCCTGGAGCAAGAGCCGCTTATCTCCCTGTGGCTCAGACGGGTAAAATCCCGCGCCTTGGCTATGGCCCTAGACGGCAAGCCCGCCCCCGGCTGGAAAGCCGTTGAGGGCAGACAGGGCAATCGGAAATGGAAAGATGAGCTGGAGGCCCTGCACATCCTGGACGCGGCGGGCTACGACCGGGCAGAGACCACGGAGACCCACCTACTCAGCCCCGCCGGGGTTGATAAACTGGTGGGCAAGAAAAGGGCCGCTGAATTGTTAGCAGGCCAGATCGAGCGGTCCCCTGGTGTGCCTATCCTGGTACCAAAGAGCGACAAGCGCCCGCCCTATGACCCCGCAAACGACTTCGACACTATTGACTAAAGGAGACCATATACCATGAGTGTAAAAATTATGCTGCGTAACGTGCGCCTGAGCTATGAGCACATTTTCACCCCCACCGCGTTTGACGATAGTCAGGATGCAAAGTATTCCGCGACGTTCATCATCCCTAAGAATCACGCAGACCTCGACAAGGTCAAGGCTGCTTTCCGTGCGGCGGGGACCGAGAAGTACCCCAATTCCTTCAAGGGCACCGAGTGGCCCAAGGGCTTTACTTGCAGTCTCAAGGACGCCGACGCGCAGACCGACAGCATGGGTGAGCTGCTGGCCGAGAAGAACCCCGCTTATGCCGGGTGCTACATCCTGGAGGCCAACAGCACCAGACGCCCCGTTGTCGTGGGCCGTCGGAAGGAAGCGCTGACCGCCGACGATGGAGTGATCTACTCCGGCTGCTATGTCAACGCATCTCTGGCCGCCGCCCCCTATGAGTACGGCAAAGTCAAGCGCGGCGTGAAAGCATACCTGAACGGTGTGCAGTTCGTGAAAGATGGTGAACGGTTCGGAACGGACGCACTGTCCGACTTCGATGACCTGGAAGGTGACGATGATTTCACGAAATGAGCCATATTCTCGGTTAGTGTTGGACTTAGAGACGTTTTCCAGTGCTGACCTACCCCGTGGCGGGGTGAAAAAATACACCGAAGCGCCGGATTTTGAGATTCTGCTCATGTCCTACGCTTGGGATGGTGGGCCGGTTCAGCTCTGGGATTTTACCCAGAGCGGCCCGCCGGACTGGTTAGCCCCTGCACTCCTGGACCCTGCGATTACTAAAATCGCCTGGAATGTATCATTTGAGCGGAACTGTCTCAACGCGGCCTTGGGCATCTACGCCCCGCCCGAACAGTGGCGGGACGCTATGACCATCGCCGCCATGAACGGCCTGCCTATGTCGCTCGACGCGGCGGGCGCGGCCCTGCAACTCCAACAGCAGAAGCTCGCAACTGGTAAGGCGCTTATCAGGTATTTCTGTATGCCCTGCAAGCCCACCATCTCCAACGGGGGCCGAACCCGAAACCTTCCAGAACACGCCCCGGACAAGTGGGAGCTGTTCAAAGAGTACTGCGTCCGTGATACCGCCGTCGAGCAGACGATCTATGACCGGTTAGCGTCGTTTCCCGTCCCTGAATGGGAGCGCAGGCTGGAAGCCCTGGACGCCCACATAAACGAAAGGGGCGTACTGGTGGACATGGAACTAGCCGAATCCGCCGTAGCAATCGACGAACGGTCCCGCGCTCAGAACGTGGCAGAAATGCAGGAGATCACCGGGCTGGACAACCCCGGAAGCGTGGCCCAGCTCAAGGCATGGCTCGCGACTAAAAACGTCACCGTGGACAGCCTGAACAAGGCCACCGTGTCCGAATTGTTGGACACTGTGACAGACCCAGCAACCCGCCGGGTGCTGGAATTGCGACAGCTGACCGGCAAAACGTCTACCAAAAAATACCAGGCTATCCTAGACGCGGCCTGTGCAGACCACCGAATCCGTGGCCTGCTCCAATACTACGGCGCGGCCCGGACTGGGCGATGGGCCGGGCGGCGGGTACAGCTGCAAAACCTGGCACAGAATCACCTAGACAATATCGGCACTGTGAGAGAGTTAGTCCGTGCCCGCGACCTGGAAACCCTAGAGCTTGCCTATGACAGCGTGCCCGACGTGTTGTCTCAGCTCATCCGCACGGCCCTGATAGCCAAACCGGGGCATACGTTCCTGGTGGCTGACTACTCAGCCATTGAGGCCCGCGTCGTGGCGTGGATGGCCGGGGAGCAATGGCGAATGGATGTTTTTGCACGGGGAGGGGATATTTACTGTGATTCCGCCTCTCAGATGTTCCATGTGCCGGTTGTCAAGCACGGCGTAAACGGGCACCTGCGCCAAAAAGGTAAGATCGCGGAACTTGGATGTGCTTACGGCGGCGGTGTAGGCGCGTTGAAAGCGTTCGGCGCGGACAAAATGGGTCTGTCGGAGGATGAAATGCAAACCATCGTGCAGCATTGGCGGCGGGCGTCCCCCGCTATCCCCCGTTTCTGGTCTGCGACCGAGCGGGCCGCACGGTCTGCACTGGCCCGCCCCGGCAAGACGTTTACCGTCCAGCCCTGCGGGGTGAAATACCGCCGGGACGCGGACGCGCTGCGGTGTAAGCTGCCTAGCGGGCGTATCCTCTCCTACTGGGGCGCAAACCTGGGTCAGGACGGACACCTGTATTACATGGGCCAGAACCAGACTACTAGAAAATGGGAGCGGACGGAGACATGGGGCGGCAAACTGGTTGAGAACATCGTCCAGGCCGTGGCCCGTGACTGTCTGGCCGTTGCCCTGCTTCGGCTTGATGATGCCGGTTTTCAAACACTGTTTACCGTCCACGATGAAGTGATAGTAGAGGAACCCCAAGGACGCAGGACATGGCAGGACGTGGCTGAGATCATGGGCCAGCCCATCGAGTGGGCACCCGGCTTGTTGCTGCGCGGGGACGGATACGAGACGCCATTCTATATGAAGGACTGATTAAATGGGACTAGCGCATGATTGGCTTCTTGCTATTGCGACAGGTAACAGCCGGAGGACCAAAAAATGGAAAAACATATCTATACCGTGGAGTGAGTTATTATCCCGGCTCTCCACCACTGTTCGCACTCCGGAAACCGTCGCTGAGTACAAGGCGGCCAGCCGGGACCGGCAGGCTGAGATCAAGGACGTTGGCGGGTTTGTCGGCGGGTACTGCCCGAACGGGCGGCGTTCAGACGTGGAAAGCCGCTCGGTGCTGTGCCTGGATGCTGATTATGCAGATACTACTCTGTGGGGTGATTACTGCAACCTCATCGTCCGCGCCGGGGCGGTGTACAGCACACACAAACACACCCCGGAAAACCCCCGCCTGCGCCTGGTGATACCCCTGGCCCGCGACGTGTCCCCGGATGAGTACCAAGCCATAGGCCGGAAGATAGCCGATATTTTAGGCATCGACAAGTTTGACGATACCACATACCAGCCCGAACGGCTCATGTACTGGCCCAGTACAAGCCGGGATGGGGAGTACATATTTTACAGCTATGATGCTCCGTTTCTCAACCCCGATGACGTGTTAGCCCTGTATCGGGATTGGCGCGACGTGTCCGCCTGGCCCATGTCCAGCAGGCAGGCGGGCATAGTTCGCCGGGCCGCGAAAAAACAGGCGGACCCGCTCGACAAGCCGGGCTTAGTCGGGGCGTTTTGCAGGGCTTACAGCATCCGGGATGCTATCGCGGCATTTGTACCAGAATATGAACCCTGTGACGTGCCCGACCGGTACACCTACACGGGCGGCTCAACGGCGGCGGGAGTTATCATCTACGATGATAAATTTTCCTTCTCCCACCACGCCACAGACCCGGCCAGCGGCCAGCTGTGCAACGCTTGGGACCTGGTGCGAATCCACAAGTACGGCCCGCTGGACGATGACACAGACCCAGACACCCCGGCCAACCAACGGCCCAGCTACAAGGCCATGTGCGACTATGCGAGCGATGACAGCCGGGTAAAGGCCCAGATTCTGGAAGACCGCCGGGCACAGGCAGACGTGTTCGACGCGCTGGACAGCCCGGACAGGCTCGGACAGGCTCGGACAGACCCGAACTGGACAGACAAGCTCAAAATGACGGACAAGGGAGCGCTGGTGCAGTCCATCGAAAACACTGTAACGGTGCTATCCAACGACCCCGATCTAGTGGGCTGCGTGGCCCTGAACGAACTGCAAAACAATATTGTAGCTGTGAAACGGCTTCCGTGGCGGGACGTAGGCAGAGAAAGCCCCTGGGTAGACGCGGACGATGCACAGTTGCGCCTATACCTGGAACAGCGGTACGGGCTTACCAGCAGGGACAAAATCTTCGATGCAGTGAACGTAGTCGCGCAGGCTAACCGATTCCACCCCATCCGGGACTACCTGGCCGGGTGCAGTTGGGACGGTGTGCCCCGTGTGGACGCCCTGCTCGTGGACTACCTGGGCGCAGAGGATACCGAGTACACCCGCGCCGTGACCCGCAAGACCCTGGTTGCAGCTGTGTCCCGAATCTACAACCCCGGATGCAAATTTGACTACATGCTGACCCTGCAAGGGCGGCAGGGCCTGGGCAAATCAGCCATTATTGCCAAACTGGGCGGACCGTGGTACTCCGACACGCTGACCACGGTAACCGGTAAAGAGGCCTATGAGCAGCTGGTGGGCGTGTGGATTATGGAGGTTGGTGAGTTGGCCGGTATGCGTATCGCAGAGAGCAACGCGGTAAAACAGTTTATCTCTAAGGCGTCTGACCGGTACCGCCCCGCATACGGGCGGCGCATCCAGGATTTCCCCAGGCAGTGCATTTTTATCGGCACCACGAATGAGATGCAGTTCCTTCGGGACAGCACTGGTAACCGCCGTTTCTGGGTGGTGGCCACACCCAACGACCCGGCCTGTGACATGTGGACAGACCTGGACGCTGAGACGGTAAAGCAGGTATGGGCAGAAGCCCGCCACTACTACCAGGCGGGAGAGACGTTGTACCTGTCCCGCGAGCTGGAAGAGCAGGCGCAGGCTGTGCAGGAAGGGTTTGAAGAGGAAGACCCCCACGTTGGCCTTGTGGCCGAGTTTTTGGAGCGCCTACTCCCCCCGGACTGGAAGGACCGGGACCTGTTCGACCGGCGGCAATGGCTGGAATCAGGCGCGGTTGGTACCGTCCAGCGTGAAACAGTCTGCACCGCTGAGATTTGGGCGGAAGCCCTGGACGGGGACCCCCGGAAATTCGACCGCTACGCCGGTATGAAAATCCGGGCCATTATGAGCAAACTGCCGGGTTGGCGGGCCTGTGGGAACCTGAAGATTACCGTGAAACCCTACGGGAGACAGCGGTATTTCAAGCGGAAGGGGGTGCTGCAATGTTAGAACGCGAGTTGGAAGCACGGCTCATCCGGCGGGTAAAATCTGCCGGGGGGCTGTGCCTCAAATGGAACAGCCCCGGCGCGGCGGGTGTGCCGGATAGAATCGTACTCCTACCCGGCGGGCGTGTGGTTTTCGTGGAAATGAAGCGGCCCAAGGGCGGACGGTTGAGCAGATTGCAGAAATGGTGGGCTAAGAAGCTCATTGATCTAGGTTTTACCTGTGACTGCATTTGGGATGAACAGGATTTGCAGTTATTCGTGGAAACGGAGTTAGGAGGTGGTCAAAATGAATTTTAGCCCCTACCCACACCAGAAGGCCGGTATCAACTGGATACTGAGCCGCCCATCCTGTGCCCTGTTTTGGGGCATGGGTTAGGCAGCGGGAAAACCGTCACCACGCTAACCGCCCTGAACACCATCCTCTATGATCTAATGGAGGATGGCCCCGCGCTGGTGATAGCCCCTAAACGGGTGGCAGAAAATACCTGGTCCACCGAGTGTGCAAAATGGGAGCATCTGCGACACCTGCGAGTATCCCGTGTCACCGGTTCGGCCCGTGAACGGCTCGACGCTCTGGCCCGTCCGGCTGATATATACGTTACCAACCGGGAAAATGTAGTCTGGTTGTGCGAACAGTCCAAAGTGTGGAAGTTTCCGATAGTTGTTATTGACGAACTTTCTAGCTTTAAGTCCGCCCAGGCCAAACGATGGAAAGCGTTGAAACAGGTTCGGCGGCGTATGCGCCGCGTTATCGGGCTGACTGGTACACCCCGCCCGAACGGGTTGGCTGACCTGTGGCCTGAGCTGTACCTGCTGGACGGTGGCCGGAGACTGGGCCGCACACTCACACAGTTCCGGCGGGACTACCTACTGCCTGACAAGTCCAACGGGCCTATCGTGTACAGCTACCGGCCCAGGCCTGGGGCGGAAGAAGAGGTCTACGGCCTTATTTCTGATATATGTATGTCAATAAAGAAAGAGGATGTTATCTCCCTTCCGGGCCAAACCTACCATGACATTCTGCTACCCGCCCCGCCCGATCTAATGAGGCAATACAGACAGTTTGAGCGGGAGCAGGTGATGGAGTGCATGGACGGAGACGGGCAGATCGTGGCCACGTCCGCCGCTGCACTTAGTAACAAGTTGTTACAGTTTGCGAACGGTGCAATCTATGACACCGACGGCCAGACCCACGGCATCCACTCGCTGAAACTGGAAGCCCTGGAGGAGCTGGTAGAGCGGGCCGGTGGGGACAGCGTGCTAGTGCTGTACAGCTACAAACACGATGCCGAACGTATCCGGCGGCGTATACAGTGCCGGGCGCTCGACACCCCGGCGGATATAGAGGCATGGAACCGGGGAGAAATCCCCGTAGCCCTGGCACACCCGGCCAGCATCGGTCACGGGCTTAATCTGCAATACGGCGGACATATCATTATCTGGTTTGGTCTGCCCTGGAGCCTGGAGCTGTACCAGCAGGCGAACGAACGTCTAAACCGTCCGGGGCAACAAAACGTGTGCCATGTGTATCACCTCATGCTAGCCGGTACACACGACAGCCGGGTAATAAAAGCCCTGCGAGACAAGGATTTTGGACAAGCCGGGGCAATTAACGCCCTGAAATTAGAGGTAACAGGAGGTAAACAGGTATGAGTAGCGTTCATCTGTTAGAGTGGCCCCAGGAACGGGACTGGTGGGAGGTAAAACGTCGGGCGCTGGTTACGGTGGGGCTTAACCCCGTCAGCCCGCCCTCAATGGAGTGGAGGCGGAAAATCCTGGAAGCGCGGCACAGCCCCATCCGGTACCTGCGTTTCTCATTCCTGTCAACGGATATGCCCTACTGGTTGTCTGTCCATCTGGCCCGGCATATCCACGCACAGCCCTATGTAAAATCTCAGCGCAACGACAGACAGGACGCCTACGACCGGAACAGCGCCCCGCAGGATGCCCCGGTGAGCATGATCTGGGACATGAACGCAGAGGAGCTTATGACTATTGCTAACAAGCGTCTCTGCACAAAAGCCGCCCCTGAGACCCGTGCGGTTGTACTAAAAATGTGCAAGGCGGTGTTGGCGAAATGCCCAGAATTTTCGGGCCTGCTGTGCCCCATGTGCGACTACCACGGCGGGCAGTGTCACGAAATGGAGCCGTGCGGTCGGAGGGAGGTAGACAAATGAGGCAGAAACCACGCCGGGGCCGGGACGCTATTATCCCCTACCGGGAACGAATCTTGCTCCTAGCAAAAATCCTGTACAATGAGACCGACAAGGACAACCCCGTGACGTTGACGGAGTTGTTGGACGTACTCGACACGGCATACGGTAGGGGTGCAAAACGGACCACGTTACAGGCTGATATTAAGGCTATCAGCGAGACGCTATTCCCCATTGAATACTATTACATGCAGGACCACGGCTTCGGCTATTACAGAAAGGATGGAGATTTATAATGCTCACTGGCAATGAGATCAGATTGCAGGTGGAGGCTAAACGGCTCGTGATCGAGCCGTTCGACCCCGCCTGTATCGGCCCCAACAGCTACGACGTGCATTTAGCCCCGGACATGTTTGTCTACCGGGAGCCGGTGCTCGACACCCGCCGGGAGAACCGGGGCCGGTCGTTCCGCATCCCGGATGAGGGACTGGTACTCCAACCCGGTACGCTGTACCTGGGTGCTACCGTGGAGACCACGGAGTGCATAGATTTAATCCCTATGTATGAGGGCCGCTCTAGCATGGGGCGATTGGGACTGTTCAGCCACATCACCGCCGGATTCGGGGACGTGGGCTTCCGGGGCCGCTGGACGTTGGAGTTGGCAGTAGTTCAGCCCGTGCGGATATACGCCGGTATGCGTATCGGGCAGCTGTCGTTCTATCGCCCGGACGGGGAGATACTGCAACAGTACACCGGGAAATATCAGGACCAGGTAGGCGCAACGGCAAGCCGCGCATACCGTGATCGAGAGTGGGGGTTGGACTAATGCAGGGCGCTAAATACCGGCTGTGCCGTAAGTGTGGCCAGCGTTGGAACGTGTCGGCGCTGGAACCGGGAGAACGGGTGTATATCTGCCCGGTCTGTGACTGGAAAGCCCGCCGGGAACGGCGGGCGCGGGAGGTGTAAGCTGTGGAACTGTTGGTAGTCAACGGTTGGGCGCGTATCGTGTACCGCCCGGAAGATTTTGAGGCGTTAATCCGTGAGAACATGGGTGATGATGCAGCCGCCTATTTCCGCCGCTTTTATGTGCAGTTGGGGGAGAAATCCGCTCAGGAACGCGAGTTAGTGCAGGCGGATTTAGACTACATGATGGAGGAATTGGGGCAGAACTCCGGAGCGTTCCGGGAAATCTATGACACTGTGGAGAAAATTCGTGCGCTATTCAGTCAGCCCCGCACCCGCTGGAAAGCCATTAAAGGGCTGGTGGACAGCATTGGATATGTGGCAGTAGATTATATGTAATAGGAGGTACAGCATGGACAACAAAAAATTCAATACCCTGGTGGATGAGCTTCGGACTGCTAGCATCGACACGCTGGCCGCGAAAAATGCAAAATACGCAGGCTATTCGGGGGATGCTCTCCATAATTTCCGGGAGGGTGCGGCTTTTACCGGGGATACCACAGCACAAACCTGCTGGGGTTACATGGCGAAACACCTGGTAGCCCTGCATGATATGGTGATTCTCAACCGATTTGATGATCGAGAGGATTTTCTGGAGAAGTGCAAAGACACGGTAAACTACCTGTGTATCCTGTGGGCTATTGGCAACGAACAGCGGGAAATCGCACAAATGGCCCTGAATTGGGAGAAGGAAGAGACGAAAGAATAAAAGCCAAAGGCCGGGGAATAGTCCCCGGCCTCTTCTTCGTCCACATATTCCATTAAATCACCTGGTTGGCAGTTCAGCAGCTTACAGAGTTTGTCGATGGTCACCGTCTCAAACCCGCCCGTGCCATTCAACGCCTTTGCTATGATGGTTGGGCTGATACCGGCTTTTCTCAGCCGGTATTTAGCTCCACGCTCTTCGAGCTTCGCCTTAAATCCGTTGTAGGTAATCATTAGCACACCGCCAATTCTGTTTTGAGCTGTACCAGCGTTTCTGTGTCTACCGATTCCGGCCATACTGCGGCTCGGCGGACCTGGGCGCTGAACCGCTTAACCCTGGCCAGCCGCTCTCTTTCTTCGGGCGGTCTCACCGTCTCTATTTCGTCCCAGTCCAGCTCTTCAGGGTCCATGCTGGATTCAAAATCCAGTACGTTTGTAAAATCCAGGCCCAGGATGAGCGCCCCCTGCAACAGGGCCGGGTCAAGGTGGCCTTCCCGGTAGGTCAGTACTTCCCCATCGTCAAAAGTCACGGTCGTGATAACTAACCGCCGGGGTTCCGTCTCGCGGATTTCGCTCTTAACAGCTACGAGTTTCATAGTGTCCATCCTTTCTGCCTTTCGGCTGTCCGTCTCCTTTACTGTGCCTTTATTGTATACCAGCTTATACAGAATTGCAACAGGCAGACTGTACAAAAACAAGTACACCGCTTTGTGCAACCCGAAAAGAAAAAACCCACCGGGTTTAGCCGGTGGGCTTTCTTTTGCTGAAAAACGGGACTTTCGAGTGGTCCATATTCATTATATCACTGGGCGCTCGAATCGTCAAGCGTTTTACCATGACTTACTTGAGCAGCCCCAAACGGCCCAGCACAGCGGCCAGCTCATCCCGTTTGACAGGGCGCTCCGGCCCCGTGCCGTCCATGATACCGCGATGCTTCAGGCCCTGGAAAGCGCCCTCTTTTTTCGACCACTCAGGCTCCGGCAGGTTGTCGGCGTAGGCCATGGCCTCAGCTACGATAGCATAGCACATTTCAGGGGTGAGCTGCTCGACGATCTTCTTGATGTCCATATCGTTTTCCTCTCTGCCCGCAAGACGGGCGTTTACCTGCCCGGCAATCCACGGATGCAGGTTGTACAGGTAGTCCCCAGGACACACCTTGTCCGTTCGCGTCCAACGGTGTACCACCATGTTCTGCGCGGCCCAATTACCCATCAAATCCCGCCGTCCGTGCCACAGCAGCGCTTTAATACCGTTCCGCTGGCAGATGTCGGTCAGCAGGTCGAGCAGGGCAGACAGGGCTTTGTCCGTCACCCGGTTAGGCGCGTCAATGTCGCTTGCCACCTCAATAGATACTATTTGATGGTCAATCGGGTTTGACGTACACCATGCCCGATCCGATTCAGGCACGACTAAGGCAATGGACCCGTCCCCACCTACCGCATAGTTGCAGGAAGCACCATTTTTCCGGTCGTAGGTGGTAAACCGGCCCAGGTCCGCCGTATCCCGTGCGCGTTTGTTCCGTCCGCCCGCGGTGCAGTGGATAGCCACGCCCCGGATGACGCCGTTCCGGGGGCTTGTGCGGTTCGGAGAGATACGGGTATAGGTTACGAGTTTACTGTTGCTCATTTTGTTTTACCTCTGGCAGTCCTGCAACGCTGGTCAGCAGGGAGATGATACCGGCCAGCACCGTAGCGGACAGTACAACCGGCCAGTCAACGGCGGACAGTACAGCCGCCGCGCCGATGCAGGCGATTGCGGTCTGTGCCATAGTCCGCACGGCCCGAACAAGCGCAGCTTTTAACCAAGCCTTGTTAATCGTAGGTATTACCTCCTATCTATCGGAAGTTCTTCGATTTCTGCTATTACAGTGTCAAGGTGGCCGTTACCACCCAGAGCTTTGTAATTTTTGTGCATTTCAAGTAAGGTTTCCTTGTCTGCAAGACTAATACTTCCCTTATTGATATAACACTGCCCCAAATAGCGCACACGGTCAACCATCATAATTTTCTGGGCTGATACCAAGGCTGTTAAACGGTCATCCTCCCTGTCCTTCTTTGTCCAATATCTATTGAGCAGGGCTACGATGATAGCAGACAGCCCGCCGCCACCGAACGCGGCTAAAATGAGCTGCGCGATAGTATCCAAATAGAATACCTCTCTATCTAATGTTCTGTATTAGTTTTGTACCTCTTCCCACCCAGCCGGGTAGGCATCCGGGGCATAGACGTTATTGGCAATTTTTGACCGGTAGGTCTTTCCGGAATAGGTACAACAGTCCCCAATGCCGTAGGGGCTGGTAGATAAGGCTACGAATGGTAGGGCTTTCGCGGGGTCGGTGGACCACTTAAACCCCCACTGAGCGGGTAGCTCTTCCGGCTCCTGTGTGTATACGCTGCTGTCGTAGGGCTGCAACAGAACAACAACACGCCCAGCGGTGGAACGGCAGACAAACCCGGCGGAACGGGTAGACATATTTTTCAGGGCTACGGCGCTCTTGAACGCCGGAATTTTATCCGTCTCAGCGTACAACTCCGTACCAGTCAGCGCAGAGGCCCGATCTTGCAGGTCTTTAGCATCTGCAAGGCCCTTCTCACGCATTGCGGTAAAATAGATAGACTCAGTCAACGCCGTTCACCCCTTCCATGTATGCCGCGTCTAAGTCGGCGGTAGAGATATACTCCGGTTCAGAGATAGGCTCAGACGGCTCAGGGACGGGCGGGTCAGAGAACGTGCCGGTCTCAGGGTCATACACCTGATTCTGTTTTACTGCTGTATCGTCTGCAACGTGCAGCAGTTTCGCCACAAAATCGGGGGCATAGCGTTGCTCAATGGGGATACCCGGAAAAATGGGGTCTTCGTCGGGAATAAGTTCCGCGACGGTATTATTGGTTAACAGGATATACATCTATGATTTGTCTCCTTTCTTACCAGGTTATAACGACGACGCCGGAACCCTTACCAGAGGAACCGTCTTGCCCGCTGTTACCACCCGCACCAGCACCAAAACCAAGATATGGAACGGTTGTATCTGTAATAGAATAGTATACCCCACCTGCACCGCCGTTCCCGCTTCCGTCGCAGAGAAGAGGATGAGTCACCGCCTCTGTAAATGTGCTTATCATTCCGTTCCCGCCATGCCCGCCGAAAACCTTGGAACCGATAACATACCCACCGGCCCCGCCGCCGCCGCACGCCCCAAAACCATAGCCGCCCCTGCTATATCCAACCCCTCCGGGGGCCTTCCCTGAACTGGCCGCGTACCCACCACCACCACCAGAGGCTGTTACAAAAGCGCCGACAGACGAAGTCCCGCCGCTTGCGCCAGAAGTGCCGGACGTATCATAGTTATTATTAGGCAAACCGCCTACACCACCCTCTCCGGCAGCCCCGACAGTTACCGGGATAGCATCTGTAGACGGTAAAGCGAACGAAAAAAACACAATATAGCCGCTACCGCCACCGCCGCCGCTTCCGACGTTACCATTACCTCCGCCGCCTCCGCCGCCGTAGCCTCCGCCCCCAGCCCCGGTAACGGGGAAGCTATAATCCCCAGACGAGAATATACCCCCCGTCTTCCCAGCGTCCCCGCCTTTGCCGCCTGTGGCGCCGGTATAGCGGGCTGAGCCACCGCCTGCACCGCCGCCGCCGCCGCCGACGCAGACGCCCTGAATCACGTCACCGGTCTTCAGGCCATACGTTGCAGGGTTGAACACGCCGCTTTCCTCGAAAATTACCATTCCCATTAGATAAACCTCCCCGTCATTAGCCTTTGAAATGTGCTTTCCTTGCTCTTTTTGGCATACTCCACATTCGCCCGAAATGCGTCCTTCGGCTCGGATGTTGTCGGGTCAATGCCTAGATCGTTGCACACGTCATCCGGTAGCACGTTTGCCTTGTTGTAGGCGCTGCCCTCCTGGGTGGCATCGTCCGCATAGGATAGCACACCCTCTACCACCTGCCCGTTGTCCAGAGTGATTTTTACCCGGTTTGCCTTGCCGGGCGCGGGTACCCTATCAAACATTAAAAACACCCCCTGCTATCATAAACGGTGTAGCCGCCTGCCGGATGAGATACCCGGCCTGTATTTCCTGCAAGATAATTTCTAGTCTGTACAAGATTTCTTCTATCGCGTTGGCCTGTTGCCACGTCAACGCGCCCATACCGCCCGGCGCATCGGGAGCGACGTAGGGCAGGCAGTCCCGCAATTTGTGGATGTTGGCGATGTACACGGCCATTTGCTCGGTGTTCTGTATGCTATCCTCTGCCCAGTCTGTCACTGGGCTGGTGGGCACGGTGTACCCCATGTCGTGCAGTACGCCGGTCAGGTACTCCACCGCCGCACCGACACGGTTTAGGTCCGTTGCGTTATAGGCCCCTTTCAGTCCGGCTACAAACTCAGCCCGTTCCGCCGCCGTAGCAGTGCCAGCAACTAGAGCAGCTGTCAGCCGTTTCACTCGCTCGACGTCGGACTGTGTGCGGTCGAAAATCAGATTATCTAATTGCCTCGGCATCACATGTTAGCCCCCCGTCATAACTATAATCCAGCTGTGTGATGATCGCGTCCCCGTTGACACCGTACACGTCATCTATCTTAGCCGTGTCCAGCAGTTCAAGGGCCGGGTTACCCCGCGTGGTCAGCTCATACGACACGCGCCGCTGTACCCACGCAAGCAACCAGTTAGCCACCTGCTGACCGAGCGCAGGCGTTACACACGGGTTAGTTACCTCGTAGACCCGCTCTATGTCATCGCTTGCAATGTTCCTACTATAGTATACCACATCTTCGCCGTCTGTGCCCTGTCCGGCTGTCAATTTAATGGAATTGTAGAGCTGTCCCACCTTAATTTGTGCGGCGCTGTGCTGCACGTCAAGCGTCCACTCATCCGCAGGTGCGGACAGGGCGGGCCGGGTGAAATGCAGAGCGTTATTCCTATCAATGTAGCAGGTACACATAGCCGCCTGAGCGCATAGGCGCAGGGCCTCCCGGATGCTGGTATTTTCCGGGACGGTGTTACCGATCACCACGCTGTCTAGGCCAGCGTCGTACACGGCGGTAAATTTGTCGGACACCTTAGCAAGCAGGGCGGTGACAGCCGCCTTTAGCGTCCACGTCCCGGAACCGGCCCCCGTGTACTCCACGTTGTCCAGCACATACAGCCAATCGTTAAACGTGATACTGGCAGTCAGGCCCCCATCCTCGCTTTCGGCTGTGGTGAAATAGGCCCTACCCATGTACACAGCATCCCCGTTGACAGTTATCGTCCAGTCCATAAACTGCCCATCTTGCAGGTAGGCGTACAGGCCAGACGGGTTGACCATGTTGTACAGCTGCTCACTATTATCTACCGTAGCCTCGACCTCAGCAGAGGGCAGACTTTCAGCAAATGGGGAGATAGACTGCCTGATTTCCACACCCTCGATTGTGTCCGCGTTGTAGTCGTAGCGGACGCCGAACCGAACACCGCACACCCGCACCCGCCGGTGTGGAATGGCGGATTTTGTAAACGTGAACCGTACACGCCGGTAGTCCTGCGTGGGCAGGCTGATAACGTGGATATAGTCGGCGGGGCTGGTGGTGGTTGTACCCAGCTGTACCCCGTTTACATCCCATGCCGTGGTGACGATTTCCGCCGGGTGGTTTTCCGGCTGGGTATCATCAAAAATCAGAGTAAACCCGTAACTGTCCTGATTTGCCGGGAACGTAAACTCTAAATAGGGCGCGGAACTGTATACCCCATCGTCCCCAGACAGTACGGCGCTGTTCCACCCGGTTTGCTCACCGGGGTACAGATCGCGAGAACCGTCCAGCACCCACATATTTTTTTCTAGGCTGGTGTAGTCCCCGCTCATCTGCTCCACCCCGTCCACCGTCTGCCCGATAACGGAGACGGTGGACTGAGCGGACGATGCAGGGACGGCCAACTCAGCCGCTTCCGGCGCGACTACGCCGAACGAAAACGACAGCTCTACCCGGCGGGTATCGGTGTACGGATTGTAACCGGTTGGGACTGAAACCATCATGTCACCCCCTGCGCCGTAGCGGTCAACTCAACGTTGTACCACACCGGCACACCGTTGAGGAATTTGAAAATTTTCTGACTACCAATCTCGATGGTAAACGCGCCGGAAACGGTCTGACCTGTGGGGTCGGGGTAAGAGATCGTCACAAACCGGCCCGAACGGGCCAGCTGTACGACTTGGGCCAACAGGTCAGCCGGTATCCACTCCCACGTCGCAGACAGCTCAGTCCGCCACCCCAGCACGTCGCGGACGATTTTACCGGACGCCATGGTTGCCTCCTGACTCTCATAGCCGCCGCCCACCTCTAGGGTTTTGGTTCGGGGCATCTCAAGCCCTGCAATAGTAATATTTGCCATTATTAGTATTGCCCCCTTTGCCGTCCCACCTGTTTGAGCGGGTCGTAAACCACTTCCGCGATTTGCTTACCATTGAGGTTTACCGGGATTACCACGGTTTGCACCCCACCGGCCCCGGCCATAGCCAGTCCAGCGTTACCGTTTACCACACCAGCCGCCGCATCCATGAGGTCCCCACGGGACAGGGATTCAAACGGGGACAGTACGGTATCCGCAATCTGTCGATTGATACGCTCCATCTCGGCCATAAACCCGGCCCCGATACCCTGGGCCAACGGTTTGCCCACCATGTTCCGCGTCACCCGCGACGGGCTGTGAATATCAGCCGCCGCACGCATAGCAGCGATAGCACTGGACACGATACGTTGAGCTGTGGCGTACAGCGCCCCGCTTCGGTTGTTCATACCGTCGATCAGGCCCTGAATGCTCTGAATACCAAGGTCCCGCATCTCCTGCTTCATGCCGTCCAACTCACCGGGGAGTTTATCGACAAACTCATAGCCCAGCAGTTGCAGCTCATCCGCATAGAATTTCTGTGCCACGGCCTGGGCCTCTGCCTGTTTTTTCTCCCACAGGGCAATATAGTCACTGTATTCTTCGTCTGTCATAGACAGCAGCTTCTCGGTGTATGCCGTGGCCTTGTCAACGTCCATACCGATGATTTCGTCAAGCAGGCTATCCGATACGCCCCGGTTTTTGAGGCTGTCCAGTGCATCGCCGTATCTCTGGATACCGTCAATCTGCTCTTGCAGGTCGGACAGCTCCAAAAATTCCCCAGTTTCGTCCTTGACGGACTGGAACAGTTCGCCATAGTTCCGCAGTTTGTCGGCCATACTTTCCTGAGCTTTTTCAATCTCAGACAGGGCGGCTTCGTACTCCGTGCGGAACTCCTTTACGGCGCTTAGTTGTGAGTTAAGCGCTTCCTTGGTGGCTTCGTCAAGGCCGGTATCCTCTAACCGTTTTGTAAGTTCTTCCTCTTTCGCCACTAGGCGGTTGTTAAGCTCACTGGTGAGGTCGACAACCTGGTTGTAAGACTTTTTGTAAGTGCTAACATTGACATTAAGCCGCTTTGCGGTATCGTCAAGCAGTCTTTGGTGTGTGTCCTTCCAGGTGTCTTCCACCTCATCCGCTGCACCCGCCGCAACGGCTACGACTTTGGCAACCTGAGACTTTTCCGCCCGGATAACGTAGCTTTCCCCGTCCCGGATACCCAGGGCCATACCTTTAGCTAACTGCACGCCTACCTCGTCACGCATCACACGAGACGGGGAGTGAATGGCTGCCGCCGCTTTAGCCGCGTTGACAGCGGAATGGACTACACTACTAATCGCGCTAGACAACGTGCCACTTTTGGCTAGTACACCCTGCGCCATACCGGCCACCATCTGACCGCCCACCGACGGGAAACCAACACTTGCAACCGTCCAATCCGCAGAACGTTTAGCGTTAAAAATCATAGACTGAACGGTGGTATAAATCCCGGCCATAGAGGACTTAAAACCGCTGTCGATGTTCAGGGCGGACGTAGAGCCGGGCTGCTGAAACCCTGCACCGGCAACAGCGGAATCCGCGTGGGAGCGGGTACCCTGAATCATGCTCGACACAGAACCGAACACCTGAGCGGAAGACGAAGAGATGCCGGATGCAAAATTTTGGTCCACCTGTCCGCCCAGGCCCTGGAACCCTGCGCTTTGTACACCGGAACTAGCTGTATTTTTCGCGCCGGTTACCACCCCAGACGTTGCATTATTTACCTGGCCAGTGCCGCCGGAAATGCCGGATGCAAAATTACTAGATACCTCTGCGCCTTGTGCCCTGGCCGTTGCATCCGTGGCCGGGTTGGATACACCCTGAGCGGCGGCGTTCGCAGCGGACCCACCGGCGGCGTTTACCGTGCCGGTATTGGAGATAATGCCAGCGGCTAACAGGGTATCGTAGGCAGCACCCAACGCGGTAACATCCGCGCCAGGATTCAGCTCCTTCAACGCTTGCAGATACAACTCTTGGGCCGTGCCGGTGAGCTGGAACGCGCCCAGGTTCATCCCTTCGCCCACGGCGGTAGGAATCTGTACGCCACCCTCACGGGCCTGGTTTACCTGCTCCTGTAACGCTGTTTGCTGTTGGGCCAACGACTGCGCCCAAAACTGTTGCTCCGTGGCGCTCATGCTGTCCCAACTACTAGCCGCAGTTAATACCATTGCCTGATACTGGGCCTGCATATCTGCGACGGCCTGGGTCAGGGCCTCCGTGTTCTCTCCGGTGGCTTTGGTAATGCTGGTGTTCAGGTTGGTAATAGCCTGTTCCAGCGCCCCCGCGTTTTCAGGAGACGCGGACATTGCCAGATTCATCGAATCAATGGCATTGGTATAGTTGTCCATTGTCGCGGATGCAGTGTTATAATTCTCCTGCGACTGCGCGAGATTGTCTTTAGCAATCCGCAACTGCTCAGACAGTTTGCTATACTCACCAGCCGTGAGGCCCGCCGTGTCGGACAGTTTGGCTTGAATATTATTAACAGCGTTTTCAGCCGTAGCAAGCTGACCCTTTGCCTCGATTAGGTTGTTCGTAGCGCTTAACTGCTTAGTCAGCGCTTCCTCATACATGGGTTGGACGGCGTTGATTACCGCTTCCTGCTTGCGCTTGAAGATCAACTCATCCAGCGCAGACGAAACCTTATAGATCGCGTCCGCCTCACTGCCAGACGCGGACACCGCGCCGGGCACTTTGCTATTGATATAGTCGGCCAGATAGGCGGCGCGGGACTCGTAACCCTCTTTTACCCTGCCGTTTGCGTCCGTGATGGTCTGCAACTCCGCGACGTACTGCGAAACCACGCCCATTTCTGTTTGCATCCCGGCCACGGATTCAGCCGCGCTGTCGCGCAGAGAGGCGTAGCTGTCCGCCTGCTCATTGATAGCCTGCGTCGTAGCGTCCACCCGCTCAGACAGCAGGTCCAGTTCCGTAACATAATTCCCGCTGGCCGCGCCAACGGCGGCGATAACAGCAGCCAAACCAGCACCGGCCGCAATTATCAGGGTGACCGGGTTGAGCATAGCAGTAAACGCAGTTACTAGCTCCATGATCTTAGCCCCGGCGGAAATAGCGGCCAGGGTACCAATGGCCGTCGCAACGCCCGCAATAACAGGTATCAATTTCTCCCCGTTGTCCATCAAATCCATAAAGGAATTGATAGCATCGGCGGCGAAATTTTTCATTGCCGCTGTGGTAGGCGCGAGAGTTTCAGCCACGCGGGACAGCGCCGCCGTCATGTTGGCCGTTGCGTCGTTGGTCTGCACAAGCGCCTTACTATTATCACGCCACTGTTGCGCCGCTTTTGGTAATCCTTGCCTGGTAAGCTCTTTAAGGACAAGATTAACGCGCTCAGACTTGGTTTTACACTTCTCTAGCTGTTCGTTAAAATCGTCCTCCATAACGCCGCCTGCCCAATTGAGTACATCGGCGAATGTACCAGTGACAGCAGATGCGTTAATCGTCTCCGTGATACTTTCCGCCAATCCGTCGATAGGGATGCTATCACCATACGTTGCCCATGCACCAATACAACCGTCAACAAGTGTAGTTAAATCCTCCTGGGCCAGGCCCAGGGCTTGCAGGTTTGCCGTTGTCGTAGCGGCGGTCTGGTCATCGGCTAATACCTGGTACAGGCGGCGGTAACTATCAGAGGTCTCACCGGCGGTATACCCGGCCTTTTGGCTGGACACCTCCAACGACGCCATGATTTTCTGATACTCCCCCATCTCGTCCACCAGGCCGGAGATACTACCCATTAACGACTGCACGGCACCAGAGACAGCGCCCGCACTGAACGCCTCTAACAGGGAGTCCCCAGCTCGGTCCGCCTCATCGCCCAGGTTATCCAGGCCACGGCGGGCATCATCGGCGTTATCGCCCAGGTTGTCCAGGTCACGGCGGGCATGGTCGGCCTGGTCACCCATACGGTCCAGATCATCCCCGGCCCGGTCGGCATCGTCACCCAGCCGGTCCATATCGTCCCCGGCTGTGTCTGCCTTGTTCGCCAAATCCTGCAACTCCGATTCCATTTTGTTCATGTCGGCAGTTGCGTTATTGATCTTGGTACCAAGGTTATTCACTGTTACAGCCTGTCGGTTATAGGCGGCTTCAGCTCTCAAGGCCTCGGCTGAGTTTTCCCCGAACTGTTGCCGGGCGTTTTCCAACTCTGCGCCCAGCTCATCCAGTTTGGCTTTCGCCTTGTCGTACTGCTGCGACAGGATGCCGATTTTGTCCTTCGTTGCGTCGATGGACCGGGTGAGAATGTCCGATTTTTTAGCCGCCTGCTGTTCCGCGCTCTCAAGTCCAGACATAGACGAAACGGCGGCTTTCATCTCTGAGTTGAGGTTTTTAATCCGGCTCTCTACGCCCTTTAAGGCAGACGTTAAGTCACTCTCACCGGTAACACCCAGCTTAATAGATACGTCTGTTGCCATTGATACACCCCTTTACTGGTAGGTTAGCAAGCGCATAAACTCCCGCGCTTCGTCTTCCCTGGTGGGTTTCGGTTCTGCCCCCTCTGTTTTGATTTGGTGCACCGCAATCAAATCTAACAGGCAGGACACGGGTAAATCAAAGGTCTCCAGGCGGGTTAATCCCACCTGGAGACCATACCAGATATACCAGGCGGGAGTTACCCGTCCTCCCGGCTGGTTTCTGCGTTTTTTCGGCTGCTCTTGCCGGGTTTGGCCTCGACGGTGGGGGTCGTACCAGCCCGCACCGTCTCAGTCATTGCCGTAGTCATGCCCTCGTAATCGTCCGGCCCCATAGTGTCCATGAGCTCATCCAACGACAGAGTGCCGGGGTTTTCCAGCCCCTCAAGTTTGGCGTACCGGTTGCCTGCGTCGATCATCTGGGCCAGCAACCAGAACAGGTCAGACAGTTTGGCCGATTTCATAATACGCGCAAGCTCTTTATCCGCATCCCCGCCGCGCTCTTCCAGCGCCACGAGTACACGAGTAGACAGGCAAGTGATATAGTCCAGCCCGTTCACAGTGATTTTTCCAGTTCTCACGTCCTACCCCTCCTGTTAAGCCGCCGCGTCAGTGATGCCCAACGCCTTTTTGATAGCTGCCTCAGCCGCCGCCTCGGTTTCCAGCGGGGTACTCTGCATCTGCCACACATGATTAGTGCTGTCATCACGCATCACGGTTGCGCTCAGGCTCTTGGTCTGCCACTCGATGGTTTCGCCCTGGGTGGTAGCGGTCACACCGGGGTTGGAGAACTGCACTTTAGTAAGCACCAGTGCAATCCATTTCACCGTGCCGCCCTGTTTGGCCTTGATGATGCCGCCGAAACCGACGTAGGGAATGGCCTGGGTATCATCGAAAACAAGCCACTTGTCAGAAGAGCCGGAAGCGGCCTCATCCAGGACCTTCTCAGTGATGCCCAGAATGGCCTTCATAGGCTCAGGGAGAAGATCGTCGGTGGTGATGTTCAGGGTGCCGCCTGCAAACTGGTTGTCGCTCTCAGCGGGGGCGTTGTCTGCGTACAGTACATTAGTGTCTGCGCCCTCAAGCTCAAGGGAAAGCTCGGTAGCTTTGCCCAGCAGACCGCCGCCGGAGTAAGTCACGGTGCTGCCGGTGGCGCTGTACAGGGCGTAATAGGGCTTAGATAAACCAATACTTGCCATAAATTACACTCATCCTTTCACGATTTTTTGAATTTCTTCCTCAAGCGTAGCCTTGACCGCGGCCTGAGCCGCGCCACGGCTTGAGCGAACAGCCCTGTCGAAAAAAGGCTGCTTGCTGCTAAACGACGTTCCAGAGTTGAAAACACGGGCAATCATCCGGTTTGACTGGCCCCGGCTGTTTGTACCGGAAAAACCGACGCCTCCCTCGATCTTGCCGCCCTTGTCCTCTATCTGGTAGGTAGTCAGCCCGGCTTGCAGTCCGGCTTTCTGCTCCGTTCTGCGTCGGGTTTCCCACGCGCTGGGGCCGTCAACGCGCAGGCCGTTAATGCCAGAGCGCACGGCATCGGCGATTACAGCCGCGCCGTCGAACACGGCTTTTTTAATCGCGCCCTCTGATTCCTCGGACAGGCGGTTTAGCACCATTACTAGCCCATCGGCCCCGGTGATTTTGATACTGGGCATTTTTACACCACCTCAGCGTACCACTCAAAATGATATAGGCCCGTCTCATTCTCGTACTGCGTGGAGTTTAGATACCAGGCCGCGCCTGCATCCTCCAACGCCGCCGGGATGCTTGTTACCAACGGGTCTTTCGCTTTCTTGGTGAACAAGTCAACGATTACCACCGCCGCTGTCTCTGCGTGGCGGTTCCCCGCGCAGAGGTCATTGTCCCTGTCCTGCTGGTAAATAATATAGGGCGGCACAGTGCTAGGTGCAGAAACGAAATTGAAAACGTTAGAGGTCAACGCTAGCAGTGCCTGTTTAATGGTTTCCATCCAGCGCATCCATCCTCTCTAATGTAATATCTGTAGCCGGTAGGCCGTCCGAATCTGTAACCTGTTGCACCTGTGCCACCCTATACGTCCCATCATCCAGATGGTCCACCGGGGACAGTTTCACCCGGTCGGTGGTGGGTGAAATCGCATAGTACCGGGGTACTCGTATCAGCAAATCGGCCCGGTTTGCGTGTTCCATCGCGGTATAATACCGCTGGACGCCTACCGTCCTATTTTCGTAGTTCGCACCCCAAACCTGAACGTACACCAGCTCCGGGGCCTCCCCCGGTTCCGCGACATTCGCGCCCCGGTGCAAAAACATTACCCCGCTGTCGTACATGTTCAGCCCCCCGATTTCTGACTAAATAGCCTATTATTGAGCGCCCACCGCAACATGCGCGGCATCGCCTCGGTCGTGTTGCGTTTACGCACCAGATAGGCCGCGTACATCTCCACCAGTTGCAGGTCTTCCACGGTATCCTCTAGGGTGATACCCTCGCGGGCGATAAACGCAAGGGCCGCGTCTATCACCTGCGAGAGGTAATTTTTCCGTTCATCTGTGAGGTACAACTCCCCAAGATCGACCTGCAACAGCGGCAACACAATAGCCGCCGTCATGGTTAGGACTTGGTGACGGCCACGGTGTAGACCTTGGTCTTGTTGCCGTTCTTGACGGTGATAACCAGGTCCTTAGTACCGGTCACGGGGGTAACACTCGCGCCGTTCACGACGTTCTTACCGTTGTAGGACAGTGCAACGGCGGCGTTGGCGTTGGCGGGAGTGGCGGTAACATTGGCCGCGGTGGAAGCGGTGGCGGTGTAGGCCGTCACGTCTGCGCTGAACGCGGGAGACAGGGTCAGGCCGTCGATACCGGTCAGGTCTGCGTCGTTGGCAGTGTCGGCGGCGAAGGTCGCGGTAGTGGTGACGTCAACGTTGTTGATATTGACCGCCACAAAAGCGCCGGGAATGATGGGAGCGCCGTCCATACGCTGCTTGCCCTTGAAAACGGTGTTGTCCTGGATGAACTGCACCTCGGTAGAACTCTCGATAGTCATACCGGAGCGCTGGGTCAGCAGGTACAGGTCACCGTAGCCGCCGATGATGTCACCGTCGGGAATGAACTCCAGAACGTCGATGTCACCGTTGATGATAGGCAGAACACCGAACAGGTTGGCCACGATGTCGCCGGTGGCGGTGAAAGAAATCAGCTTGGACTTCAGCTTTGCATAGGTCTTGGAATTCATGGCCCAGAACTGATTGCCCCGGCTGTATCTGGTGTAGGTCGCGCCGGTTGCCTCCATGAGCTGCGCCCAGAACTGTGCGCCGGTCACGGAATCGCCGCCGATCTTCTTGATGTTAGAGACGTGCAGGTCCTCCCAAGCGGGGGCGTTAGCGGGGTAGTCGCTGGGCTGGCTGGACTGGGCCAGGCGGGTAACGATACCCAGAGGCATCTTATTAGCGCCGCCCTTGCCGTACAAAATGGCCTTGTCAGCGGCCAGACCGATAGCCTCAGACAGCGCCTCGACGATATAAGAGGCAAGGTTAATGTCGTTGTCCTCCAACAGGGAGTTGCAGACAGGGATAAAGCCCGCCACCTTGTAGCCGTCGGTGGTGATCTGGTTGAAACCGAACGACAGCTCATTGATAGCACCGCACATCTCGGTCCATACGGCTTCGGGGATGGTACCGGCGATGGTCTGTCTGGCCTCACCGGTCACGTTCCGCACACGGACGCGGTTCATCAGTTTGGAGTAGCGGTACATGTTCTCCGCCACCAGCTCCAGGAAGGTGATGGGGATAGACAGCTCGGCACCGGTCAGGGCGCGGGTCTGGCCGCGCATGTCACGGACGCGGGCCAGAAAATCCTTGACGTCGGGCTGTGCGATAATAGCGCTTCTCTGCTCAGTAGGCAGGGCATCAAAAGCCCGGCGGTTCATGGGCAGGGAGCGCAGATTGATAGTGTTCTGCATGATAGCACCTCTCTTCTCAGGCTCGGTTTTGGGTTCAGCAGGGGCGACGGGCTTGGGGGCGGAACGTTCCAGTTCCTCAAGCTCAGTCTCAAGGGCCGCAATACCAGCACGCAGGGTCTCAACCTGCTCATCGTGCGCGGCTTTGTCGGCCTCGAACTTCTCAATCTCGGCGTTTACAGCCTGCTCCTGCTCGGTGTTGCCAGGCTCAACCTCGGCGATTGCGGCCTCAAGTTCGGCCTCGCGAGTAGCAAACTGCTCGGCGGCTTTTTCCAGCTCGGCCAGTTCGTTGCGCTTCCCGTCCAGGGAGCGCTTCAGCATAAGGGCTTTAAGCATCCTTAGTCTCCTTTCCTGCGGCCTTTTTCAGCCGCTCCATCGTGCGCTTCTTCCAGGCATCGGCCCGGCGGCGCTTTGCATCCTCAAAATCCCGTTTACGGGCGGAAATGCTCGTAGCCTCATAGGCCGGGAACGTACAGGGTGACACCTCGTACAGCGGGGAGATTTTTTCCAGGGTCCAATGAATAGTTCCATCGTCCCGGAATTCCTCTGTCTGTTTCTCCACGTCAAACCCGAACGAACAACCGGTAATATCGCCCCGTGCAATCCGCTGGTAAGCGTTCATCGCGTCGGTATCGTTCCGGTTAATTTTCACCCTGCCAAACAAGCCCGTGGCATCGTCGCGCAGTTCCAACGTGCCGTTGGTCGTGCGGCCTAACACGATATCCTGATTATGGTTGAACAGCGCCCGAACGTCCCCGTTCAAACTCTCAGAAAATGCGCCGGGTGCTACACTCTCAGTCGCACCGGGCCACAGTTCGTATGGAGTGTCGTAGACCACGAAATACCCCTCAAGGTAGAGGTCATCCCCGTCCTCACGGGTTTTCATGTTTTTCATCATCATGCTTCTGTGTTCCACGTTTATTCACCTCCCGTAAGCTTGCCTTGGTCACCCAACCGGTCAGCCGGAATATAGTTCTCAAGGGCAAGTAATTCATTCATGTCTGGGTCAGGCGGCAGATTCAACCACCCGCGCCACTCATTACGCCGCAACGCCATTCTGTCCACCATCTCAGCGCCCGCGCTCACCAGCTCGGTAATGTTGTAGCTGTACAGGCTCCAACTGTTGAACCGGAAGAACAGATCAGGGGAATACAACAGTTTTCGGGTCAGCTCCTGCTCGATACAACGGGCCAGGGGCATAATGGTCGTATTTACGAAGTTGTTCCAGGCATCGCGGTTGAAATCGCCCACGCCCAGCACAAACGGCGGGATACCAAGCACAGCCGCAACGGTCCGTTTGTCCAGCGTAACCATCGCGTCAAGTGCAAGGTCAGACAGAGTGAGCGGTTTGATTTGCTCAACGCTGAATTGGTCGGACGGGATGAGCCACGGTTCGCCCGCCTCACCGCTGGCCGCGTAGGAGTCCAACAGGTTTTTCCGGCCCTCCGGGCTGGAAAATTCGTCGATCAAACCATCGACCTTCACCACGAGCGACGGCTTCCACTTGCTGGCCATAAATCCCCGCTGCGTTGCCGCCGCCTGTTTCAGGTTGTCCGCGACAGCGGCCAGAGACACGCGGTACCCGGTACCAAGCCACGGATACAGGCTATCCGGGTTAAGGGCAAAATGCAGAATTTTGTCCGGGCTGTACGTCTGCCCGCTGATTACTGCATGATACCCCCAGCCGTCAGGGATGAACGCCACAAACGCGGGCGGGACCGGGTTAAGGTCCCGGATAATACCGGCCCGTGTGTTGGGCCAGACTACCGCGTTACCGTGGCCCTCCAGGTACATCGTGCGGACAATCCAATGGATGAACCCGGCCCGCGTGGTGTAGCTGTTCGGGTTAATGTCGATCTTTCGGGCCAGTTCGTTGCGGATACGCACATCTCCCGCGTCGGTGTTTTGCATGAGATTGATAGTCATACTGCCCACCAGCCGGGCGATTGTATCCACGCCCGCCGCGATTTCCGGGTTATGTGCCAGACTGACATAGCCCCGACAGGCCAGATTATCGTATTGCGACGCATCACACAGCCACGCGGCGGCGCTTCGTCTCTGCGTAGGCTCAGCCCGCGCTTTCTGTCTGCGTTTATTCAATCGTCATCACCTCTGCGTTCGCCCCACCAGGCGCTTGCTTTCTGTCGTTTGTCCATGTTTTCCAGGTATCGGATACAGGCAAATACCGACGCATCAAACAGGTCAATCCGGTGCTCCGGCTGAACCTTCTCGTACTGAACCATATCGTCGGTTTTCTCGACCGCCGCGACGTTCTCCACGCAATACTCAAATGCCTCAGAGTGCAGGTAGTACAGTTTGCCGTTTTTGGCCGAATGTTCCAGGTACCGGAACCCCTCAGACTTTTTGTAATAGTATTGTGGTTGGTCGATGATCTTAAACCCGGCCTCTTTCATGCCCAGAAAATACTCACGGCAAAATTTCCGGTCGTGCCCAACCTGTCGGATACGGAAGCCCATCTGCCGCATATCGGCAAACCAGGCTACCACGTCCTGGTGATTCACCGTGGGACTGTTGCACAACGTCAACCAGCCGTCTTCTGCCCAGCCGAAAAGCGGGATGTTATCTTGATCTGCTTTCAGGTGAGCGGCCACGACAGGAAAGAAAGCGTGAGTTATCACGATGTCAACGCCCTTGTAATGGCCGAACAGCGCCGCAGCGGTCAGGTCGTGGAGTTTGGACAGGTCAGCCCCGCCGTACCAGTCAATCGGGAGTTTGGCCAGCTCTTCCAGGGTCCAATGATATTCATTATCACTGGCCCGGAACTCATCGACGTCAAAATATGCCCGCATTGCGTTTGTATACACGTTCAGGGATTTTGCAAAAAAATCCTTCCGCTGTTGCGGGTCGTTCTGGGCCTGTAAACTGTCGTTCAAAATTTCTTCCGGTCGGATGCTCACCCCATAGGCAGGATTAGCCATTTCATGCACTGCGGGGTCGGTAAAATCTACCGAGCCGTCGCGCACACCATCCGGGGCGCAGCACATGAAAATAAAATACTGTTCATCGGAAACCGTACCGTCCAGGACCTTCCGGCAGTATTTCAATCGCTGACCAAGAAAAGCCTGCTCATTATCGCCTGCTGTGGAAATACCGATCAACAGTTTATTTGTATAGGCTTTCATAGCCTCTTTGAACAGGTTATACTGCTTGGGCTGTTTGAACGCATGAATCTCATCACAGATTGCAATGTTCGCGTTCAACGAGTCCTGACTGTCTGGGTTTGCGGCCAGCGCCCGAATGAAAAACGAACCATCCCCTAGATCAGCAGAGAGACTGTGTTCGTTGTGGTTGTCCACAATACGAACGCTTCCGCCGTCTTTGGAATCCTCACCCAGCCGCCGGATGTTGTAGGCTAGGAAATTGTAAGATTCCATGGACTGCATGAGCGCAGCGGACGCAATGTACATTTTCGAGCCGGAACGCCGATACAGCAGGGACAGCGCCCAGGCAAGAGAAGCAGCAAAAGAAGTTTTGATATTTTTGCGCGGGATATATATCAATGCCTCATGGTATCTGACGATCTTCGTTCCAGTCAGCTTGAAACCAACCAGGTTGTAAATGATGAATTTGTGAAACGGCTCTAGCAAGAACGGCTTACCTCTCAGCGGCTCACCGTCCAGACGTTCGCCCTGCTGGTGGCACATCGTTTTCTCGATGATGCCGATGCAAAACTCTGGTGCTTTGTAATCCATCCAGTAATCAGGATTTTCCAAATCCCGGAAAAACCGCTCGACCGTCTGTTTCAGTTCGTCGCAGGCAATTTTACGGCCCTCCCGGATGGAGTCGGCGTATTCCAGCACCGCAGGCCAGTTGCGGCCCGGTTTGTTCTCGCGCTTACTCAAGGGATGCCAGCGCCGCCGCAAGCGGTGGCAGCTTCTTATCCTTTCGGTTTTCGTCCCCAGCCACCTTTTTATAGCTGGCCGGGGTCAGGCCCATTTCCCGCCAATACGCCAAAGCGGTTTTATTCAGGTCATCCCATGCCACGAGCAGGGGGTTTTTCCGCGTCACCCCGCTAGCCGTTGGCTCACTGAGCGAGCTAGCCCCCTCAGCGTCAAACTCTGCGCGGGTCGCGTCGCGTTGGGCCAGGATACCGGCCAGCGCGTCGATTTGTGGGGCGTAGGGTACCGGGTCAGTACCTAAACGCTCTAATTGTTCAGAAATATTCTGAAACCAAGTCTCTTTATCCATTTCTAGCTCCTAAAAGTTCAGTTTTGCCCTAAAAATGAGCAAAAAGGGTCATACCTGTTTCTGACAGCGTGTCAGAATGGGAAAAACCTCACCAGGCCACCGAC